AACCTATAGATCAATCTCTCACTAATCTTATCTAATTCTGTATTATCTTTTGCTTCTATAATCAAACAGTTATCTTCGTTATATGCTTTACTCTCATTACTTTTTTTTAAATAAATCATATCAAAGCTGTCTGTACAGTTTCTTATTGGGATGTCTGGACATTCCTCTTCCTTATCACAGGCCAGCTGAGGTGTTACACCCCTGTATGCTAATAATCCTCCAACTCTTCTAAGAAAATAATCTTTGTTTAACTCTTCTAACTTATGTGAGCCAACAAACACAAACGATATTTTATCCAATGATTGCATGAAACTCTTAAAATAATAAAAGATCTCTTTAGTTAATGTCTTAGAATTCACCTTATCTTCAAACAATTCATACTCATCAAACAACAACAAGAGATACATTTCATCTAATTCATGACATACGTCTTTCAAAAAATTCCCAAATCTTTCATATACAATTCAATAGCATCAATAAAAGAGTTTTGTAGTTTTGCTTGGATAGACATCCAAACTTTATCATTTTCCAAATATTTTTTGGAAATATTCAACTCACTAAAAGAAGGTCTTTGTTCCCTATCGAAATATTCGAAGTCGGAGGAGTTGAAAGATTCAATTACAGTTTTACAAAAACCTTCTTCTAAGACACCATCATATACTCGAATAAAATCTTTAAGTTCAGTTCCCATAACGAAACTCCTTTGCTGCTGCTTCATCAAGTGCCTGCATTATTTCGGGCGTGAAGTATTTCTCGGGATCAGCGAGAATAGACTTAGGATAAACAGCAGATTCACCAATGACGATACGATTGCCCCGCTTCTCGAATACTCCGTACTTTTCACCCAGCTCCAGTAGTCCATAATACTTGTCCAGTCCACGGTCGTAATAAAGACGTGTTTCAACTTGAGAGTTCTCCTTAGTAAGACGAGACTTTGCTGCTTTACACTTAATGATATTACCTACAACCTCAGTACCATCCTTCTCCTTCTTCTTAGACAGATAGATGATAGTAGATGCTGCATACTTCAGACCAGAACCTCCGCCCATTTCCTTGGTGGGAATATAGGCACCAACAACATCATAGGTATGATTGGTCACGAGCAGAGGAACATTTGCCTTGCCCAGTTTCAGAGTCAGCACTCGGAAGATAGACTTCACAATCTGAGCACGAGTCATGTCACGAGTCTCTTTACCTGCCTCAGAGTCTTCAATCTCCTTAGAGGTGGACAGCATACCCAGAGAGTCAAGAACAAACATCATGGGTTGACGTTGCTCAGGTTTCTGTTCTAGATACTTGTCGAGAATCTTGATTGCTTGAGTACGAAACTCTTGCACAGTTGTAACAGGAACAATCATCATGCGCTGAGAATCGATACCTCGGTCCTCAATCATTTGACGAGAGATAGCAGACTCCGACTCAAAGTAGATTACCCCAGCATTGGGGTCAGACTCAAGAAAATGCTGGACAATCCCAAGGCAAAAGAAAGTCTTGCCAGTAGAAGACTCACCAGCGATAGCAGTGATTTTGTTTGAGGGGACTCCACCGTAGATTGAACCGCTAACCAGAGCATTGAAAATGTAACTACCAGTATCAATGAAGCCAGAAGTATCTCCTGCTGAGACACCATCACTAACAAGTCCTGCATATTCATTACCAATTTCCTTTACTATGTCTTGCAGAAAATTCACTCTTTGACCTCCAATAATGTTGTAATGTAATTAGAACGTTTCATGGCACGTTCAAACCATTGTGCTTCTTTCATGTCTTCAAAGATTTTCTCTTCTCTAGGAGAAAATCCAAATGCATTCTGATAGGAAACAACGAACTTTGTTTTATTCATCCAAATAGAAACTCCAGTGATGCTACTTTTTCGGTTTTCCATCCAATCGTGTCCATGATAACTCGGATAGGCTCAAGGAAACTCTTGTCAAATTGTAAGTCATAGTCCACCTGTTTGTCAATCCCTAACTCTTTAGGGAAAGTCTGAAAGAATGAAATCACATTCTCATTAATCTTGTTAGGTGTCTTAAGATAAACAAACTTAATCTTTTCACCATCTTGAATCAACGGATACTTATGAGTAAGTTTGTGTTTCTTGTTGTAGAAGTTGTACAACAATGCACCGCGAACATGAATAGGTGTACCTTTACTATAGATGGTCGCAGGAAGATTGGACCACTTATTTATTCCATTACACCCTCGGGGGAAAGAAATATCTTCGACTGGTAACGAAGAAAACTCATCTCGGAAATCTGCAATAAATTTTTGTGCTGATTCCTCATCCTGATTCATGATAACCTTCATACACTCCTTAATAGCAGTGCGACAAGCAGCAGGAGTAGAAGATTTGACTGCTTCCAAACCCATGATTTTAAGTTTGGGTTCAGCATACTGAACACCCTCACTGTTCCATACATTAAGGATGTATCGCTTCTTAGCAGTCCAGAGTCCTTTGTTGGCAATGTTCTCTCGCTTCATCTGCATCTTCTGTTCATAAGCACCTACGTATTCCGCCAACGCTTCATAAGAACGATCAATATGTTTTTCAAGTTCCATCTGACACACCTTGTCAAGGAACTTAACGATGCTAGCATCAGTTTTCTCTCGCCCTCCGTATACAGAATCAACAAGAGGACCCAGATTAAGATAGATACTGTCAGTATCTGAGGCAATGACATAATCTTCTCCGTCAGTTTTTAGTACCTTATTCAGGTACTGATTCATTTTGTTCTCAATCCAACGAATCGAGACTTGACCCGAGAGAGTGATTGCCTCAGCATTTGCCAGATTGTAATATCGGAAGTATTGGTTTCCGATGGCACCATAGGCAGAGTTGAGTTGGATCTTCCTTGCCATTTGGATGTTGTTGAACTTTGATATATCTTTTTGTAGTGCCAAGGTCTCTGCAGATGTCTTGGCATGTTCAAGGGATTGCTTTGCGGCAAGCATCCTCTTTTTGTAAATTGTTCGTTCATCATAAATCTTCTGCATCATTTCAGGTAGGAACCCATGAATATCTTTTCGATACTGGGCACCATTAGCACAGACACAATACTCACCATTGATGTCTAATGACTCTGTAAGAATCTTATCAACTGTTGCCGTTGGATGCCTCTGGTCAACAAGTGTCTCTGGCGAGATGTTGTACTGCATAATAAGGTGAGGGTACAGACTATTAAGGTCAAAAGATACAACCCAATCATACTTTCCAGGAATCGGTTCCTTGACGTATGCTCCTGCATATTTTTCATCCTTCTTAGCACCTTTGCGAGGGGGCACAACAATGTTACGCTCACTAAGATAGTTATAAATCATCGTGTCCCACATACGGACCTGACTATACACATCTTCAAAGTTCACCTTAGCATCATAGCTCATGGTGATAGCAAGTTCAAGCAACTTCATCTTATCTTCCAATCGGTCAATAAGTTCAACGTCTTGGATGTTGTACTCCATGAACTTCTGCCAATCACGAGTATAGAAGTCTTTGAAGTTTTCGTACTCGCTATGGTCTACCTTTCTTTGTCCGAGTTCAACGAAGGCAATATGGTCGAGACGATAAGACTCTTGGTTTGAATATGTAAACTTACGATAAAGATCCAGATAGTCAAGGATGTTAACACCAGAGATATCGTAAGCATAATTTTTGCGTCCTTGGACATAAACTTCCCTCTCATTTGCACGATTCCAAGGGGACAGACTCTTCATCCATTTTTCCCCAAGCACACGATTAACCCGACGAGCAATATAAGGAACGTCATACAAGTTCACGTTCCAACCCGTCAGGATATCAGGAGTATTTTCTACCCACCATCCAATAAAATGGTTGAGCATTTCACGTTCAGTCCAGAAGATATGAGTCTCTACATCCTTAGGTGCTTCAAACTCACGAGTTGCCCAGCAGTAATACTGCTTGGTCACCATGTCTTTGATGGTGATAGACAACATTTCTTCTGCTGCTTCTTCTACATTAGGAAATCCATTTTCACACTGGACCTCAATGTCCATTGCAAAAATTTTCATCTGACTAATAGTATAGTCTACTTCGTCAGGGAACTCCTGTGAAATAAACTGGTATACGAATCTCTCATATCCATGTACTTTAAATCCTTCTACTCCCTCATACTGGGCAATAAATTCCCGTGCTTCCCTGGCAGTTTCAAACTTAAGGGGTTTAACATAATCGCCAGTTAGGGTTTTATACTTCTCCTGTTTGTTAGAAGAAACAAAAAGAGTAGGACTAAAATGGGTACGAGACTGGACTTTTTGCCCATTCTCATACCCACGGTAAAGGATAGTATTGCCAGCGAGTTGTACGTTTGTATAAAAACGGCTCATTGAGATTCGTACTTCTCCAACAACTTTGGTGTCGGATCCAGTATAGTCAAAATTACCTCGGATGTCAAGAACAAATCTCGCTGTTCCGAGTAACGAGGGAAGGGTCGAATTTCCTCGTCACCAAATACTTCTACACATTTTTCAATGAGAATACTTGGTTCTTCATCAAGTTCAGTTACAGAACCTAGAAGATATTCACTCCTGTCCTTCAGAAGAATCAGTTTGACGTTTTCCATTAATTTTTGCCTCTACTAGTTCAGTGTACTTTTCAACAACTTGGTCATGTGTTTCGTATGCAGATACTACCTCATCAATTCTGAAGAAGATGTGGTCATGCTTACACAGTGGCAACCAAGGTTCCATAACAATTTCTGGTTCATTCAGTTTGTGAATTCCATCTTCATCTCCAGACTGGATATTAAGTTCCATTCCAGAATTAATCCAGATAGAATATGGATGCCTCAGTTGGTATGCAACGGGAGTCTTATTCTCATCACCTTCAGCATTT